TTACTTTCGCTGATTACAGCCTTTGCAGGCTTCTTCTCAGCACCAGTATTAAGAACTGCTGGTAGATACTTATCGAAAGCGGCTTGTAGACGAGGTGTCTGTACGCTTTCTAGTAAGTTACGCATTGTACCTGCTTTTTCCTCATTTAGAGTACTTAGCAAATCAGCCATAGTCTTCTCACGAAGGTTAGACTCTTTAATCATGCGAACTTCACGTTCTTTGCTTTCAACTAATTTCTTAGCATCAGCGACTTTGACTTGTGATTCAGATAGTTGTTGTTCCATATCAGAAACTTTTGCCATTAATTTACGTGTTTCAGCCTTATCATTTAGATGAGTAACTGAGAACTCGCTAGCAAAACTTTCAAAAATACGACGACCAAAATTGTTCTCACGAGCAATCTTGATATCTTCTTTCAACTGGCTCATTTCACCCTTTAAGTGCTTAGTGACAACAGTGTTCAAGCGATTTGCAGATTCAGCAACAAATTTTGCCTTCAATGCTTCTAATTGCTTGCGACCTTCAGCAACTAACTTAACCTTAGCTTCAACAACTGCTTGCTTGTCCTGAGAGAATTCTTTGATTTCACGAGCTAATGCGTGAACAATGAATTGCTCTAGTTTTTGCTGGCTTTCTAATTGTAGCTTACGTTCTGCACGTAGTTCTTTGATTTCTTCAGCTAATTTAGTAACCATGAAATCGTTGAACTTAGTTGCATTTTCACGCAACTTTTCTTGTGCCTTTACGCGGTCTTCGTTCATTGCCTGCTTTTCATTCTGGAATTCTTCAATTTCAGACTGTAGGCTTTCACTAACCATTTTGTCAAGGGCTTCAACCATCACGCTTCTGTCATGTTCGTAACGTTGTGCGAATTCCTCACGCAATTCAGCACGTACTTGCTCACGGGCTTCATTCAACTTAGTTTCCCATGCTTCATTCAAAGCAGTAGAAGTTTCTTCGTTGATAAGGCCTGATTCAAGTAATGGTTTGATAGCATCTAACATGCTTTAATCCCCTTTATTTAATTTTGAGATCCTTGATAAGAGCAGTTACGTGCTCTCTCAAATATCTCTGTACCTTAGCATCGCTCTGTGCGTCTTTTGCGATATCCAACATTTTATGACCATGACGCATATTCATCATTCCTTCATAAATTGCTTTAGGATACGCATTAGGTGCGCTTGGTTGAGCAACGATATCCACAGTAACTATTTCAAAGTCACTGACACGGCCGTCCAAGTCATTCACGTTTCCGCTACCACGACTAGATACGCCTAGTTTGACACCACTCTGCAACATGGTCGTTACTAACTGACCCATTGGAGTTGGTAAAATCTTTAATTTGCCGAAGCCGTTAGCTCCATCCATCCACATAGATGTAATCATATGTGATACACGGTCTAAGTTAATCTTTAAATCGTCTGGGTGATCTACTTCGCCTAACACAGAGTATCCACCTGTAATTTGTTCGTTGAGAGTATTGACGGCTGATTCGATTTCAGAAACAGGGTAAACACGCTCATTGGCGTTTTTTACCCCACCCTGAATGAAAATCCCCTTCATATAAAGGGATTTTCCGTTGCCTTCACCTTCACTCTCGACCACCATACCGGCTCTGTCGAAAGTTAGATGCTCTTTGAGATACAAAGCCATTTTCTCTCAGATTCCGATTAAATGCGCTTCTTGGCTGTGCGTGACTCAGAGACTGGGCTCTTTGTGTTTACACCACTAGCTTGTGACTTGACTGGAGCAGGAGTAGATTCACCCTTCTCTTTAAAGTTATCAGAACCAGGAGCATTCTTGAAAGAACCAGCACCCTTAACTTCTGTCTTGCCTTTTGCGCCATAGTTTGTTGGCTCTTTAGGGCTGTTAGGTACAGACTCTGCTTGACCAGAGAACTTAACAGGCTTGCTGTCCATGCCAGCTTGACCTGAATTCTGTAGACCTGGGCTCTTTGTTTGAGCACCGTTGTCACCCATGTTACCATACTTGTTATATGTTGCACCGCCAACTTGTTTTAGTTGAACAGCTTCCATCATAGCTTCTTCGCCGCCGAATTCTTCTTCAGCACCGCCGAATTCTTCTTCAGCGCCTTCTAGGTCTTCAGCACCAGCTTCTAAATCTTCTTCACCGGCTTCCATGTCGCCTTCGCCGCCCATGATTTCTTCGAATTCTGCCATTAGTTGGTCTAGCTTATCTTCTAGATCGACTACACGGTCTTCTAGTTCTTCTTCGCCGCCTTCTAGGTCTTCATCACCACCGTCTAGATCAACGACTTCTTCTTCGTCATCTAGTTCTAAATCTTCATCTTCACCTTCTGCCATGCCTTCTTCGTCACCAGCAACAGTGTCACCAATTTCGTCTAATAGGTCAGCAGTTTGTCCTGCCATCTCGTCTTCCATGATTGATTCATAGATTTCGCGGCTCTTTTCCACAACGATATCGTGGAATAAAGCACGGGCTTGATCTTCGTTCTCATTGATAATTAAATCAATAAGTTGTTCAAATTTTTTGTTATCCATTGTTTGTTTCTCCTGAATAGAATGGCTTTGTAGAATTATTTAGTGGGTATCATAAAAAAGAGCACAATAAGTGCTCATTTTTTGCGTTTTTGCTAGGAATAGCAATAAAATCTTAAACAGTAGGTGTTTCTGCCTCTGCATTTGCGGCTGGACCGTATTGTTCGTGTACTTTTTTCAAGTACTTTTGTTTCTCATAATTACGAACATCCATCATCTTACGCAGTTTACGAATCTGTCGTAGTGTTAGTTTTGTTTTGCGGGATTCACGCCATTTAGGTCTACTGTTGTCATTTGCAACATCTTGATAACCTTGTACAGGCGCATCGAACATTTCCATTAGTTTCATAATAGTATTTATCTTACATGCCTACACCTGCTGGCGCCGGTGCTCCGCCGGGTGTTCCACCTGCTTGTTGACCAACGACAGGACCTGCAACATCAGGTGCCATTTCTTCACCTTCTGGTGGTGTTTCTAATGTTTCCCCGGCTTCAGCATCCGATTCCATCCCGCCGACGCTAATACCAACATTACGCAAGTCACTGCCTTCTGGATCAGTATCTTCTTCTTTATTGTTTTCTTCACGCCATAACTTTTCGTTTTTAGCGATTTCTTCTTCAGTCAAGCCCAAGAAACGCTCTAATGCAAAACGTTTAGAGATATATGGGTATTGTTCAATGCTACTGAATGTAGATACACGTGCTGTATCTAATTCACTTTGACGATAGCTAGCAAAGTTTTGAGGAGGATTGAACTCTAATGTGAATAAACTAGAATCGATGTTAAAGCCTCTCCAACGCAAGAATAATTTGAATTCTTCATCTAGCTTTTGGCTAATGTATTTCTGTAGACGTTCACAATATTGGTTAAAACGAAACTCTTGAATCATCGCAGTACCAACACGACCATCACTCATTGGAGTTGGATTATCGTCAGGACCAGTTGGCAAATATGAACTTGGAACACGCAAACCACGTGCTAATCTATTATTGAAATAACGTAAGTCATCAATTTCACCCAAATTTTGACCACCGGGTAATATTTCAACACTAGAACCGCGGCCATCAGCAGTGACTGGGAAGAAATAATCTTCGTTCATCGATAATGGATTATATGTAGCATCTAGCATGGACTGTCCACCATGTGCTGATGGAATACGTCTTTGGTGAATTTCGTTCTTAATACGTTCAACAAATGCCATAGCCATGTGACTTGGCATATTACCAACGTCAATCTTGAACATTCTACGTTCAGGAGCACGTTGTACACGATATATTAGAACAGCATCTTCAAGCAATTCTTTTTGCTTGTAGACTTTGAAAATATTTTCTAGTACAGATTGACCAAAGGGCCAAAATCTGTCTAGACCTTCTGTTAGACTCAAGTGAACTACGTGCTTTGCATCAATAGCTGATTCAGTTTGTCCTAGGGTGAAACGTGAACCAGTTGTGTTATATGGCATTGCAGGTACTGTGTAACCTGAGCTAGGAGAACCACCACCTGTACCGCCTAACCCAGTAGCTGGATTAGCGGCAAAATCTGTGTTAGTCTTTTGAGCGGCAGTTAAATTCTGTAAATTAATGTTAATGTCTTTGACAACATACTGTTCAGGTAGTTTACCTTCACTTTCGTTAACAATAACTTTAATAACTTTAGTCATATCGATCCAATATAACTTAAAGTTTTCTGGATCACGAATGAATACTTGATCTCCGTACTTTAATACGTTACGAAAGATTTTAAATGTTCTTGTGTCGAACTCGTTTAGTTTACACCACTGTTGTAATTGTGTCTTTAATAACTCAACTTCGTGCTGTGTAGGATCTTCGCTGAACTCTAAGCTAAACGGAGTCTTATTGTGTTCGTTCTTTTGTGTACTGAACTCACTAATAATGTCCAAACATGCATTGATTTCAGCATCAACGTCCATCATTTCATATTGATTGTAACGCTCAATACGGTTTGGGTGACCTGTATAGACTTCAGGCAATTTACTACCATAGTTCTTGTACCCAAACTGGTCATTGTTCCAGCCGCCAGTAGGCATGCCGTTTTGCCCAGGGCTACCATTCCAAGCACCACTATTACTGTTTGCACCAGAAATAGGACTTGTAATGCCGCTTTTGTTAGTAAATCGTTTTTTGTAAGTCATAATAGATTGTCTAGTATTTAGCGTTAGACCTTAGAATAGGTTAATATTTTGTCAGAAATACCATTACCTTCGTTCAATGCATCAATAATATCGTTGAACTTTTCTTCCATCATTTCCATCATATCAGCAAACATTGCTGGATCTGTAGACGATGAACTAGTAGCTGTTGTAGATGTTGTATTAGTCACTGGGCCTAACTCTTGTTTAGTTACCTGTTGCATATTGTCTAATAGTTGACGGAATTTTTCAGTGGGAGCAACCATTTCATTGCCATGAAGTTCTACTAGATATCCAGTCTCAGGTCCTTCAAATACACCACCATTACGTGCCTTTTCGATTTTTCCAGGTTTGAATCCTTCCCAGAATGCTTGTTTCTTAACTAGATTTCTAAGCTG